AAAAGCAGATACAACGGCAGGCATCCGGAAGCTGTGGGGAATTGCCAAGAGCCCGGAGCTGAGACTCTCAGACGAAGACCTCCACCTTGTAGTGCAGGCACACACCGGGAAAGACAGTATCAAGGAGCTCAACAACCGGGAACTGAATACCTGTATCCGCGTCCTTCTCAATATGAAAGATAGCGCGAAGGGTAAGAACGGAAGCACCAAGAGACGCAGATCAGGGAACCCGGCTACCGAGAATCAGCGCAAGAAGGTCTATAAGCTGACGCAGGAGCTCGGATGGGAGAAGCCTGCAAGGGTCAATGGACTGTGTATGAAGATGTTCAAGGTCAGCTCCGTGGAGTGGCTCAATTATCAGCAGTGCTCCAAACTGATAGAAGCCCTCAAGAGCATGGCAGCAAGGAAGGAGAAGCAGGATGAAGGATTGCAGGCTGACGATAACGGTCAGGAATGATGATATCCGGTGCGAGATGGAGAACATCAGCATGGTGGAGCTTGCAACCCTGTCCGGATATCTTCAGATGTTGGTCGGTCAGGAGGCGATCGCGAGAGGTGTGGATATCGAAGAGGTTAAGACAAACCTCCTCGATGTCCACCTTGAATCTATGATCAGCCTTGAAGATCAGCTCAAACAGGGCAAGCTCAAAGTCAATAACGAGGAGGTGGAGTATGGCAAAGAGGAAGACTATGACTAAGGCACAGAAAGCCATGAATGCCAAGATCAAGAAGGAACTTCAGGAGAAGGGCATCGTCCCACCGGACAAGCCGAGACTGAACCGGAAGAAGTACATCGAGGAAGCTCGGGAGGAGTGGAATGGAAGGGATGCGGAATATTATGCATGGGATGTGTTCCTGTATCAGGCAATCAGCATCGTGCTCGGTCATACAGATCGGCACCTGCGAGCCTCTCCCGAAGCGGTGGGAGTGGCGAAGACCCTGAAGCTTGCACTCAGGCTCAAGGAGTTCCGAGACAAGCTGAAAGCGGAAGGCAGGGACACCTATACAATGGGTGAAGAATATGAGTATATCAAGGACATCTTGGATACCTAGAAAGGAGTAACACATGAGTGAAGCGTATAAGAAAATGACAAGCCACGGCTCCATCAGCATCCCGGTAGCGATGAGAAGGGAGCTCGGCATCGAGGGCAAAGACCCGATGATTGTGGAGAGCAACGGTGGCAGAATCACGATAAGCCCGTACAGACCGAGATGTCTCTTCTGTGGAGCTACCGAAGGAGTGAAGCAGTTCCACGGCAAGGGAATCTGTCAGGAGTGTGCGGCAAAGGCAATCGCAGGCTTTGAAAGAGAAAGAGGTGAATGATAGTGGAAGCAAAGAACATGAAGACAGAGGAGCTGATCGGAGCCCTTGTGGAGCTTGACAAGCAGGGCAAGGAGAACAGAGCCCTCACCAATGCCTACAAAGCGGAGCTTCAGGCAAGAGGTATCAGCATCATGGATGACCACAACGTGAAGTATGTGAAATTCTATGGAGATGCAGGCAGTGCATCCATCACGGACAGCATGAGCCTTGACATCTTAAACCCGGACAAGCTCAAGAAGCTGATCGGGGAAGGTGTATGGAACACAAAGGTCAAGGAGAGTACAGAGACCAAGTACAAGTATGACGGCAAGTTTGAGAAGATGCTCAAGGCAATCTTCACCGGGGACTACACCTTTGAGGTGACGCTGGAAGAGTTCCTTGATCAGATGCCACTCAAACCGGACGATAAGCAGAAGAAGCTCCTGCTCAAGAAGCTGAAGGGCGATTTTGAGAAGGATAAGGATACCCTCACATCCGTGCTCCTTGGAGGAGTAAAGGATGGGGAATCGGCTCCGGACTTCGATGTGGAGCTGTGGTACATCTACCGCATCAAGAATGCGGAGCTCATCCGGGCATTCCTTCCGGAAGAGCTGATTGACAACACCATCAACGAGATCAGGAAGTGCATCCTTGTGGAGACCAAGACTTCCATCACGTTAGATTATAAAGAGGAGGAATAGACATGGCAGAACAGACAAAGGTGCTCCGCAGCGAGCACACAAAGGACATGAGCCCTGAAGAGCTTGCGGAGCTTCAGGAGAAGGTCGGACAGATGTCCGAGGAAGAGCTCAAGGCATTCCGCAACAGTATGAATCCGGATGATATGGGATTCTTCGGAGAGGAGAGTGTGGACGATGACAGCACCAAAGATTGAGAAACTCCTCACACCGTATAACTTCACAAATGCGAACAACGTGGGGCGCATCAAGTATATCGTCATCCACTATGTGGGGGCTCTTGGAGGCGCGTGGGCGAACTGCCACTATTATGCTTCCAAGTACCTCGGAGCATCCGCCCACTACTTTGTAGGCTTTGAGGGCGAGATATGGCAGAGCGTTAAGGATGAGGATATTGCATGGCACTGTGGAGCCAAGAGCTACAAGCACGCAGAGTGCAGGAACAGCAACTCTATCGGCATCGAGCTCTGTGTCCGCAACAAGGGCAGTCAGGCAGACACTTCCAAGGACTGGTACTTTGAGGACGCGACCGTGGCATCCGCGATCGAGCTGACACAGTACCTGATGAAGAAGTACAACGTCCCGGCTGATCATGTTATCCGTCACTACGATGTTACCGGAAAGATTTGCCCGAACCCTTACGTCTATAACACAACCAAGCACGTATGGGATGCGTTTAAGAAAGCGATCGCCACGGACGGAGCAGGGACAGAAGATACAAGTAAGATGACAAAGATCACGGGAAAAGCTGTGGCTACGGCAGAACAGATGACAGCCTACATCAAAGCCAAGAATGCAAAAGTGCCGCAGAGCGTCCTTGATATGATTCCCTTCTATTTATCTGAAGGAGAAGCGGAGAACATCCGCGGAGACATCGCCTTCGCACAGAGCTGCCTTGAGACCGGGAACTTCACCTTCTCCGGCAGTGCTGTGAAGCTCTCACAGAACAATTTCTGTGGCATGGGAGTGACAGGCAATGGAATGACAGGCAACAGCTTCGATACCCCACAGCTTGGCATCCGGGCACAGATACAGCACCTGAAGGCATACGCCAATACAGTGAAGCTCAAAGGGGAATGCATTGACCCACGCTTCAAATATGTGACGAGAGGCAGTGCCCCGTATGTGGAATACTTAGGTATTCAGGAGAACCCGAAAGGGAAGGGATGGGCTGCCGGAGCCGGATACGGTAAGAAGATACTCACCATACTGGCAGCAATCACAGGAACCAAGGCGGATGAGAAACCACAGAAACCTCAGCAGCCTCAGACACCACAGAAACCACAGGAGAACGCGACAGAGTTCAAGCCGTACCTCATCACCACGACTACAGAGGCACTCCGTATCAGGGATAAGCCGAACGGAAGTATCGTGGGAGCTATCCGCGAAAGAGAAGGACACAAGAACAAGTACACCATCGTTGAGGAACAGAACGGATGGGGAAGATTGAAGTCCGGAGCCGGATGGATAAGCTTGGAGTTCTGTAAGAAGACAGGCGAGACAACAGAAGCCTTTGTACCATACCTCATCACCACGACAACTGATGTACTCAACATCAGGAAGACACCAAACGGTGAGAAGGTAGGAGCTATCCGGGAAAAGGAAGGACACAAGAACAAGTACACCATCGTTGAAGAGAAGAGCGGATGGGGAAGACTTAAGTCCGGAGCCGGATGGATAAGCTTGGAGTTCTGTAAGAAAGCCTCATGATAAGGAGTGAGGATACAGATGAACGTAGACGAACTGACAAGGCAGCTCATCGGGGAGACGAAGATAGATGATATCTCAGAGAGCTACCGCCCTGTAGTGGAGATCATTGGAGTTGATAAGTTTATAGAACTTAGCGACTACGCCAAAGGAGATGAACTATACTTCCCCAAGATAGAGAACATCATCGCCCCGGCAAGAAACAGACGAATCAAGAAGGAGTGGAACGGATACAACCTGAAGCAGCTTGCTGAGAAGTACAACCTGACCACAAAGCAGATATCCAACATCATCAAAGATGAGCCCATGATCGGGCAGATGACTATATTCGATATCCCGACAGAATGATTTGTGACAATTAAAATGGGAAAAAACCTACGGAAACAGTTCCCCTATAACGTCCCTGAAGAGCAGGGTAAGATAAGAGCATGGATTTTATCCATGCTCTTATTGCGTTTGCGGCATTCTCAAAATTTTAGTCAAAGGAGTTGGTAAACATGGCAAATTTAACAGCAGATTTTTCACAGTTCATTCTCTTCATCGGAGTGTTGGCATTTGTGGTGTCCGTCATCACAGAGGCACTCAAGAAATGGGAATGGTTCGACAAGAAGGTTCCCACCGCGCTTGTCGTGATCTGCCTGTCCCTCGTGTTATGCCCGGTAGCGATGCTTGGCATGATGCAGTACCTGAAGCAGCCTATTGAGTGGTACATGGTCTTCGCGTCCTTTGTGGCAGCGTTTATCGTGGCACTGGTGGCAATGGACGGATGGGAAAGAGTGACGGAGCTTGCAGAGAAGCTGATCAAAAAGGGATAACCTATGGATTATGTCATTACTTTTTCGGACGTTATGGCAGGAGTGATCGCCCTCGGAGGAAGCGTCCTTGTGTTCTTTATACGCTCATGGTTCAACAAACTGAGCGAGAACACAGAAGAGATCAAGAAGCAGATAAAAGAGAATGATGAGAAAGTCAATAAGAGAATCGACAAACTGGAAGACGAAACGGATGGAGAGATAGCAAACATCAAGCAGGAATTGAACAACATCAAAGGGGACTTTGCTACCACGTTCGTACTCCGGGAGGACTTCTTCCGCTCCATGAACGGAGTGGAGGACAGGATGAGGAGCATTGACGGTAAGATCGACAAGCTCCTGATGCAGAGCAACAGAAAAGAGTGAGGTGAACAAAGTGAATGACTTAGAAAAAGCAGAGATCAAGCAGAACAAGGCGATCAGGGGATATATCATCCGGTGCCTAGTGAAGGGATACAACAACACAGCCCTCACAAGGCAGTTATCCAATGCGATGATTGCAGCCGGACTCATTATATCCCCGGACATCAGCAAGTATCTTGATTATCTTCAGGGAGCCGGATACATCGAATTTACGGAGGAAAAGGTTACAGCCTACAATGCCTATGCCAATGATGCAGTCATCAAGCTCACCAAAGCAGGCGTTGACCTTGCCGAAGGAACAACCGATGACAATGGAGTTGATATCTGATGGGTGAGAAGAGAAACAAGCAGAGAATCAATTCCAAAATTGACGAGCTCCCTGAAGATTTACACACGAAAGTGGATGTGATGCTTGCTGATACATCGAACAGCTACGAATATATCAGCCAATTCCTGAAACAGGAAGGCTATGAGATATCAAAGTCGAGTGTCGGAAGGTATGCCACACGCTCCAACAAAGCAATGCAGAGGCTCCTTGAGGCACAGGCTCAGACAGATCGGCTGATACAGGCGGTGAAGAGCAACCCGGATGCGGACTACACGGAAGCTGCCATGATGCTGACAATGAATGGACTGCTCAACAAGGTGGCTACGGCAGAGGAAGAGTGGGACGAGATGCCACTGGATAAAGCAGGCAGGCTGATCGCCTCGCTGTCACGCACAAAGGTGTACAAGGACAGAGTAAAGCAGGACATGAGGAAAAAGGCGGATATCGCCTTCCAAGAGCTTGAAGCTGACATGATGAAAGTGATCAAGCAGGATGAGGAGTCAGTCAGGATGCTCAAGACCATTCTGACAAAAGCAAAAGATAGGATGATGCAGGATGATTGATATTGAAGCTTGGCTCCGGGAACTGGATGAAGAAGAGGATGTTGATATCAAGAATAACGAGGAATATCAGACCAAACTCTTCGAGGAATACATTCTCAGGAGCACAAACCATGCAGAAGAGCGCAAAAAACTGAATACGCGGTACCAAAATGGTGAGCCTGTGATGGGCGAGCATGGTCTCCGGAAAGAGTTGGCAGCGTTTGACCTGTCCTACTTCGGAAGAGCATACCTTCCGCATTATTTCATCAGGAAATCCCCTCATTTCCATGAGGAACTTGATGAGATATGGGAGAAAGGGGTTATGAAAGACTTAAACCCAACGAAGGAAGCGAGGACGATCTCCCGGATGAAGGGGTCAAGGAACGTCACAGCAGCTCCCCGAGGTCATGCGAAGTCCACAAACTTCACATTCAAGGACGATCTTCATGCGATCCTGTACGGATATAAGCACTATATCATCATCTTGTCGGATTCTTCCGAACAGGCGGAAGGCTTCCTTGAGGATATCAAGACGGAGCTTGAGGAAAATGCGAACATTATCATGGATTTTGGCAGCCTGAAGGGTGATAAGGCATGGAGATCGGGAGTTATCCTGACATCCACGAATATCAAGGTGGAGGCGATCGGCTCCGGAAAGAAAGTCAGAGGACGAAGACACCGGAATTGGAGACCTGACCTGATTGTACTGGATGATATCGAGAATGATGAGAATGTAAACACTCCGGAGCAAAGAAGAAAGCTGAAGAGTTGGTTCGAGAAGGCTGTCTCGAAGGCAGGAGATACCTACACGGACATCATGTACATTGGAACCATCCTACACTATGACTCGCTGCTCAACAACGTGCTCCAAAACCCGAGATACAAGGCGAAAAAGTACCGGGCGGTGATCTCAGAGGCAGTCAATACCAAGCTGTGGGATGAATGGGAGAGCATCTACACCAACCTCTTCGATGAAGACCACGAAGCACACGCCCGGAAGTTCTACGAAGAGCATGAGGCAGATATGCTGCTCGGTACTGAGGTACTGTGGGAAGAGAAACTCTCCTATTATGACCTGATGGAAGTCAAGATATCTGAAGGAGAGGCATCCTTCAACTCAGAACTTCAGAATGACCCGATCGACCCGGACAATGCGACATTCAATCCGGAATGGTTCGACTATTATGAGCCGGAGCTTATGGACTTCACAAGTCCGGAGTTCATTTTTGTCGGAGCGAATGACCCGTCACTGGGTAAGAACAAGAAGTCAGATACGAGCTCAATCATCAACTTGGCTGTCTCGTTAAAGAGCGGCTATATGTATGTGGTAGATGCCTCCGTGGAGAAGAGGAAGCCGGATGTGATCATCGAGGATGTCTTCGAGATGAACCGGAGACTGAAAAGGGACTGCAAGAAAGGCTTCTTCAAGTTTGGAGTTGAAACCGTGCAGTTTCAGTATTACTTCAAGGAGGTCATGGCTAAGAAATCAGCAGAGGAAGGTGAGTACCTTCCGATCGAGGAGATACAGTCCAGTGTCAACAAGGTGCTCCGTATCGAGTCCTTGCAGCCACTGATCAAGAACAAGTACATCAAATTCAACCGGGAACACAAAGCTCTCCTGAAGCAGCTCCAAGAGTTCCCGATGGGGAAAAACGATGACGCGCCTGACGGTCTTCAGATGGCGGTACAGACCGCACAGAACGTCAAGGGTGCAGCGATAAAGACAAGTTACAAGAGTATCATCCGGAGACGTTTCCGGATGGGAAAAGGAGCCTACTAGGAGGTGAGAGACGTTGGCGAAGAGAAAGAAGAAACAGAGAGGGAAAGAAGCAAAACCTTTTGACCCGTCCATTGACACCGGGGCAAAGAGACTTGTCACGGCAAGGGTGGCGGTCGGGGATGTAAATGACAAGTACAGTGACTATCCCTCCAACGGTCTGACCCCGGGAAGACTCGCCCGGATATTCCGGCAGGCGGATGAGGGTGATGTCAGGGCACAGATGGAACTCTTTGAGGAGATGGAGGAAAAAGACACGCACCTCTTCTCACAGATGCAGACCCGAAAGCTTGCCGTGACCGGACTGGACTGGGAGGTTCAGCCATTCTCCAAGGATGACCGGGACAAAGAGATCGCAGACTTTGTGGATGAGCAGCTCAAGAGCATCGAAAACTTTGACAATGTGCTGATAGATATGCTTGATGCGATTGGCAAGGGTATCAGCATCATGGAACTGAGTTGGGCGGTGGAGGACGGACACAACGTCATTGACGATATCGAGTATGTCCATCCTAAAAAACTGATATGGGACGGAACAACCGATGAGATGAAGGTATGCACCAAGGACTTCCCTTCCGGCATCGAGCTCCCTGAGAACAAGTTCGTGGTACACAGATACAAAGCGAAGTCGGGACATCCGAGCAGGGCAGGAGTCATGAGAGTTGTCTCATGGATGTACCTGTTCAAGAATTACGATATCAAGGACTGGGTGAGCTTCTGTGAAGTCTTTGGGATGCCTCTCAGACTTGGCAAGTACGATGCATCCGCGTCAGAGGATGACAAGAGACAGCTCATGGAAGCGATCATCTCCCTTGGAACGGATGCAGCCGGAATCGTGCCAAGCTCCACGATGATCGAGTTCATTGAGTCCAATAAGACCACGAGTGTAGAGATATATGAAAAGCTTGCGAGATACTGCGATGAGCAGATGTCCAAGGCTATCCTCGGACAGACACTGACCTCAGACAGCGGAGGCGGAAGCTACGCTCAGTCAAAAACCCACAACGATGTCAGACATGACCTGACGGTGGCAGATGCGAAAGCTCTTGCCGTGACGATCAGGCGAGACATCATCCGCCCTCTTGTAGAGTTTAACTTCGGAGAGGATGCGGAACTGCCATTCTTCACATTCGACTGCCAAGAGGTGGAAGATCAGAAGGAGACGGTGGAAATATACAAGACCCTTGTCTGCGACATGGGACTTGAGATTCCAAAGGGACATATATACAAGAAGTTTAGCATCCCGGAACCGGAAGAAGGCGAGGAGGTACTGAAGCCTCCGGTCAAACAGATGGCTCCTGCGGTGACAGGCAGCTCGGAAATCCTTCCGGAAAAAACTTCCCCGGAGGATGTGAAAGCCCTGAAGGATGGAGCTGATGAGCAGCAACAGGTTGATGGAATCGTGAGCATGGCAAACAAACAGGCAGCGGACATCTTCCGTGAGATGCTCAAACCGATTCTCAAAGTAATTGACACAGCTTCGGACATGGATGAATTGCAAGCAGTCCTGAAGGATGAGACAAAGCTCAAGAAACTATATGGACAGATGGAGAGTCCGGAGCTTGATGACATGATACAGCAGGGGATATATCTGTCCCACCTTGTAGGAAGGAGCATGGACTGATGGAAGCTAAGTATGGACTATCCCGGGACTTCATCTTCAAGGATGCCGTGAGGTTCCTGAAGGGGAAGAGAGCACTGACAAGCGAGGAGTACAGGCTCCTTGATGATGAGAGCAGGGCAAAAGCATTCACAGTATCCGGATACACAAGCCTTCAGATGCTTCAGGAGTTCCTTGACTGCCTGACAAAGGCGGCAGAGGAAGGAACAACAAAGGAGCAGTTCCTGAAGGATATGAACAACTTCCTTGAGGAGCATGGATACGAGGGGATGAACCCGTGGAAGAGCGACAACATCTTCCGGACGAATATGCAGACGGCTTTTAATGCCGGACATTACAAGAGTATGACCGATGAAACGACCAAGAAGATGCGACCGTACTGGCAGTATAAGACAGCCGGAGACGGACACGTCAGGGAAACGCATCAGGCGATGGCTGAGAGGGTGTTCCCGGCAGATGACCCGATATGGGACGTGTGGTATCCTCCCAACGGATTCCGGTGCAGATGCATGGTTGTGAGCCTGACAAGGGCACAGGTAGAAAGGAGAGGGTTGACCGTTGAGCATGAGATACCGTATGACGTGGACTACTCCACAGGGGAAATCATCCCGGCTTTTCCGGACAAGGGCTTCTCCAATAACCCGGCTAAGGCGGCATGGAAGCCTGATATGACAAACATATCAGAGCCACTCCGTGAGATGTTCAAGGAAAGAAATGCAGCAAGGAAACAGTGAAGCGTCACAAGACGCTCAGAACGAAGAAAAGGTTCTAGGTGGAGAAATACTCACCCACGAACAGAATACCGCGTTATAACGCGTGATAACGCGGTCAAAACGTGAATTAAGAGGTAGCAAGCATGGGCGAATGGAAGGTATGCGCCGGAGAAGGGGTAGAAGTATCCGGTGTACCCAGTGAAATCAAGATACTTCCACTTGGACGAGTCCATTCCCAAAAAGGGGACTTCACAGTAGATGATGAGAGTGTGGAACTCATCAGAAAGCAGTTCAAGGACAGGAAGCTCGACCTAGTGATTGACTATGAGCATCAGACACTTGCGGACGTACAGGCTCCGGCAGGCGGATGGATAAAGGATATCTACAAAGGCGATGACGCGCTGATCGCTAAGGTCGAATGGACACCGAAGGCTACAGAGTACCTGAAGAATAAAGAGTACAGATACCTGTCCCCGGTTGTCATGGTAAGAAAGAGAGATCAGAAAGCTACGGCACTCCACTCCGTGGCTCTGACAAATACCCCGGCTATTGACGGGATGTTCCCTGTGGTGAACTCCCTGACGATAGAGGACTATTCAGAAGGAGGAACAACAATGGATTTGAAGGAAATCGCAAAAGCCCTTGGGCTTCCGGAGACCGCAACCGAAGAGGAGATCAAGAAAGCGGTAGAGGAAGCAGGCAAAGCAGCACAGAAAATCAAAGAGATGGAAGAGAAGGGTGATGGTGACACAGGCAAAGGCGGAGACGCTCCTGCGGAGGTTGTAGCCAATAGCACCATCCTGAAACTGCTTGAACTGGATGAGAATGCTAAGACAGAAGACGTTGCAGCTTCTATCATGGCTCTGAAGGCAGGCGGAGACAAGGTAACAGTCGCAACCGTACTCGCCCTGAAGGAGAAGATTGAACGCAAAGAAGCGGATGAAGCTGTGCAGCTTGCCCTCAAGGAAGGCAAGATCACCGCAGCACAGACAGAATGGGCGAAAGAATATGCCCTGAAGGACGCAGATGGCTTCAAGAAGTTTATGGAGAAAGCTGTGGCAGTGGTTCCACAGGGCAAGATGGCTCTGAAGGATGCCCCGGCTGACAATACCAAGACAGATGATGTTGATATGGCTATTCTGAAGAACTGCGGCATCTCCAAGGAAGACATGGAGAAATACTACAAGAAGGAGGACTAATCATGATCAGAACAGGAAATGAAAAGACAGGCAACAGCCTGCTTAACATCCCGGTGAAAGCCGGACAGACACTGACTGAGTGTACCATCGCTGTGATCAATGCGGAAGGCTATGCCGAAACTGCGACAAAGGCAGTGGGAAAGATTGTGGCAGGATGTGTGCAGCGTTTCTGCGATAACGCAACCGGAGCGGATGGAGCTGCCACGGTAGAAGTTAAGCGCGGAACATTCGTGTGGGAGAATGATGGAACCATCAAGAACACTGACCTGCTCAAGCCTTGCTATATCAAGGATGACGTGACAGTGAGCCTGACTGCGGAGGGTTCAAGCTATGCCGGAATCATCCTCGCAGTGGAAGATGACGGTGTGACCGTTGACATGATGACCCAGTACAGGGAAACAGTTACAGGAAAATAAGGAGGACTAAAAAATGATTGTAAATCAGGCAAATTTGCACGGACTGGCAGTCGGCTACTCAACAGCCTACAACAAGAGCTTTGAAGCTACACAGTCCAATTATCAGAAGATCGCCACCACGGTTCCGAGCACCACGGGCGAGCAGGATTATAAGTGGCTCGGACAGATGCCTCGAATGAAGGAGTGGATTGGCGAGAGGGAAGTACAGAGCCTTGCAGCGTATGACTACTCTATCAAGAACAAACCTTTTGAGATGACCATCGGGGTACCAAGAGATGATATCGAGGATGACAAGTACGGAGTGTACACCCCACTCTTCTCAAACATGGGAGAAGCTGCCGCACTGCATCCGGATGAGCTCGTGTTTGGCGCACTGATGAACGGGTTCACAGCAAAGTGCTATGACGGAAAAGCTTTCTTTGCGGCTGATCACGAGATGGGTGGTGCTACATACAGCAACCTTGGAACACAGGAGCTGTCTATGGAAAGCTATAAGGCTGCGAGAGCTGCCATCATGAGTGTCCGTGGAGACAAAGGAAAGAGCCTCAAGCTCGTGCCTGACCTTCTTGTGGTATCGCCTGCAAAGGAAGAGGAAGCAAGAACCATCTTGGAAGCTGAGCTGATCAATGGCACAAGCAACATCATGAAGGGTACAGCAAAGCTTCTTGTAGAGCCGGAGCTTGCAGAACATCCGGAGTATTGGTTCCTGTTATGCACCAACCGATTCCTGAAGCCTATCATCTATCAGGAGAGAAAGAAGATCAAGTTCACTTCCTTCACTAAGGATACCGATGAGAACGTGTTCATGAACAATCAGTTTATCTACGGAGCTGACGGTCGTAGCAATGCCGGATATGGCTTCTGGCAGATGGCATATGGTTCCACCGGAGCAACAAAGGCACAGGGTTAAGGAGTAATGATATGGGATATTGTACCACGGGCGAAGTGCTCAAAATGATCAAGGAAGACATGGTGAACTCCATCATCGGAGATGAGTATATCGAGGACGCGGATGAGAAGCAGCAGAAGATCACCGCCCTGTGCGAGGATGCGATCAGCGATGCCTGCGCTGAGATTGACGGGTACCTTGCCAAGCGGTACAAGGTACCATTCACGAAGACACCGCAGGTCATCAACAAGCTCGCGAAGGATATTGCTGTATATAACCTTGTGTCGCGTACAGGAATAGACGAGAGTGAGAGGGAGAAGACCTTCCTGAACCGCTACAATGCAGCCATCAAGTTCCTGACGGAGGTTGCCAAGGGCACCATCAGCGTAGGAGCTGAGGATGAGGCTGTAGGCAGTGGGAATGCAGCCAACGGCTTCAAGATGAAGTCTTCAGGGCGAATATTCTCAAGGGACAGCATGAGAGGATGGTGATTGAATGTCATCAATCAGGGCAGAGATGTCCGGAGATACAGATGCACTGCTCCAACGTCTCAATAAACTGAAGAGCCTTGAGAAGCGTGGGGTTCTGAACTCCATCGCTGAGGGGCTCCGTACCTCAACGGTCGAGAGATTCCAAAGCGAAAAGAGCCCGGAGGGAGTCGGATGGACACCTTCCATCCGGGCAAGAGAGTCAGGCGGCAAGACGCTGACCGATACGACAACATTGAAGACAAGTATCCACTCGCAGGCAGATGAGAGCGGACTTGCAGTCGGCACGAATGACATAAGGGCTGCCACACTCCAATTCGGTGACGAGAGAACTATAAGAGCTAAGAATGCGAAGTATCTCACCTTCAAAGTTGGAGGGCAGTGGCGGAGAGCTGCTTCTGTCAGGATAAGCATTCCGCCAAGACCATTCCTTGGTATCAGTGATGAAGACGAACTTGATATCCGGGAGAGCTTGGAGGAAATATTCAAGGAGTAAGACATGAAGAAAGAGAAAGACTACCTGATCGCAAAGCTGAAGGAGTCCGGAATCAAAAGTCAGGTCTACACCACAATGAAAAAGCTAAAGCAGGCGAACGAGTCACACCTTGGCGCAGTTCTGCGAAATGGGGAGACTCTCGCACGCTCAGGCTCAAAAAGAAACTTTGTAGACCAAGAGGGGCAACGGAAGCGCAGGGTCAAGCTGTGGAGCAGGGACACAAAGCTCCGGGTGATCATCGCAGATGCCTCGGAAGATAAGTGTGAGGAGATTTTTGAGAAGTTCCTCAGACTGATCGGGAAGGGCATGGAGGATGATGGAAACTGGGTGAATATCGTAGTAGGTGAAGCGGACTGGGTTGAAGAGGGCGATAGTGTCCTGAAGGCAAAGATAGCTGTACAGTTCGATGTCACATTTGAAGGCGGTATATATGCCGACTTCACGAAGAAAGCGGTGGAGATCGGCAATATTCAAAATGGAGGATAAAACATGGCAAACAAAGAAACAGCCTACATGAGCATCGAAGAGCTTAGAGATAAATACAAAGTATCAGATGCCATGTTTGAAGGCGTAAAAGCAGCAAAGAAATGGAAGTCCGGCAGACAGGTCGAGGAGAATGAGTTCACCAAGGCGGTTGAGGACTTCAAGACAGCACCGATTGACGGTAGAAAAGAGGAGGCGAAGGGATAATGTACGGAGATGTAAATGTAACCGTAGAAGACGGGAACCTTGGACGTAGCAGCTCCACAGGAAGCGGTGTACAGTTCAAGATCGGTATTTCTAACATTGAGAGCACAACCCCTATCCTGATCACTGGCAGCATGGATGCAAAGAAGATCAAGGAGAAGGTTGGCAACACTCCGCTCGCGGATGCCTGCATCGACTCTGTGGAGAACGGAGCAGCTACGATCTACTGCATCCCGGTCAAGGCAACCACAGACGGAACCATCGGGGAAGTCAAGGCAGTCAAGACAGGAGAGGGAACCCTCGAAGTGAGCGGAAAGCCCAACAATGCATACGACATTGTGATCAAGGTCACAGATGACGGAGAGAACAATGAAGCCGGGTATGCATACTCCTTAGATGGAGGCAATACCTTCAGCGAGGAAATGACAGTCCCTCTGAATGGAGAGGCAGTCCTTGCCAATACCGGGCTCACCGCAAAGTTCACGGAAGCAGCCGGAGGAGACAGCTTCAAGGAAGGAGATACCTTCAGCTTTTCAACGACAGCCCCGTCCATGAGTAACGCGGATGTGATCAGCGCGGTAGAGAGCCTGGTCAACAACAACACAGCCTTTGAGTATGCTCACATTGTGGGTACATCCTCAAGAGCTCTGTGGGCTTCCCTTGCAAGCATCGCCAACGACTTCCTCACAAAGTATAAGAGACCTCTTTTCTTTGTGTGTGAGGCAAGAATGAAGAGAAGCGACGAGAGCCTTGATGAGTATGCTGCAGCAATGCAGGAGGAAAGAAAAGGCATCAACAACATCTATATTCAGGTAGTCTGCTCCAATTCGAGATATCAGAGAATGGATGGAAGAGTACAGGATATCAATAATGCAGGAATTGTCTGCGGACTGTATTGCAAAGCAAAGGAATCGCAGAGCATCGGAGAGGTGAAGAGCTTCCCTATCTCTGAGGCAAAGATGCTCAAGCTCCTTCCGGAAGGAATCGAGGACTATATCGCAATCTTGGACAAAGCAAAGTACCTGACCTTCAGACAGTATGTCGGCAAGGAAGACTACTATGTGACAAGCGCGAACATGATGGCTCCGGACGGTAGTGATTATGCATACGCGGAAGATGTCAGAGTGTCCAACAGACTCGTGAAGGCGGTCAGAGCATATGCACTCAATGAACTTCAGAGCGAAGTTGACCCGGGAGATTTAGATGCGAGCATCTCTATCCTTCAGGCAAACCTCAATACTCCGGTGGAGGATGCTGTAGATGATAAGATCATCAGCTCCGGAAGACTTGAGATCGACACGGAGAACCTCAATATCCTTGTGGATGAGTCGATTGACGTGAGGGTGACATACGTGCCGATGGGACACGTCAGAGAGATGAACCTGACCTTTGCAGTAGAGAACCCTGTATCAGCATCTTAGAAAGGAGGTAGAACAGGATGGCAAACACACAGTTAGTCAATGGAAAAGTGTATGACTGGTCGAGCGTGACCATTTCCACATCCGGCATGGAGAATATCGAGCCGACAGAAATCTCCTACGATGATGAGCAGGAGAGTGAGGCTGTATATGGAAAAGGTGGCAAGATCAGAGGCTACGGTACCGGAAATCAGAAGAACTCCGTGAAGCTGAGTATGCTCCGCGAGGACTTCAATGAGATGTGCCGTGTGATCAAGAGCAAGGGATATAAGAACTTTTATAAGTACGTTATCCCGAAGATCACGGTATCCTATGCGGATGAGGGAGCGTCCACCTGTACCGATACCCTGACAAAGGTTGTCTTCTCGAAGCGAAGCTTCAAGGCAGCACAGGGAGACAAGTCCATGAAGGTAGACCTTGATGGAATGGCAATGGGCGGCATCAAGATCAATGACCTTGATGCGTAAATTCACAAAATAAATGTCAAAAATATGGAGGTAAATATCTATGAGTAACGCAGTATTAACGGAGAATGAAGAGAGATTATTCGGAGCAGCCAAGGAAGCTGAAGCAGAAGCTACACAGGAGACAAAGAAACAGGATGTTGAAGAACTGAAGAAGAAATACACAGGAAACGGTCAGAAAATCTACACGATCACAAACACTGTAGCGGTAGATGATGACACTGAGGAAGAGTTCACTTTCCTCTTCAGAAAGCCGAAGCCTGCATCTTATGACAGATATGTCAAGACAATCTCAAACAGCGCAAGCAAGGCATCCAAGACCTTCGCCTTTGATAATATCATTGATGAGCAGAGGGATGAGCTGAAGGATACTCTGGAAGAGTACCCGGCTATGGCAATCTCCCTCGCGGACAAACTGCTCCGTATGCTTGGACTTGCTGACACAACATCAGTAAAAAAACTGTAGACGATGCGAAGAAAGCGTTCAAAGAGAACTTTATAGCCTATGGGAAGATGCTGATATACAAGTATCTTCCCCGGGAAATTGTTCCGGAAAGCTTTGAGGAGCTGACATTTGAAGAGTTCTATGATCTGTATGCTCAGGCGGACTGTGCAAGAGAACTAATCATAGACGAGATCAGGGCAGGAGTTGCTCAGGGTATAGCTGACAATTTTGCAGACGAATAAAACAAAAATCCCACAGCCGGGAGCTATGGGATTCTGTACACCTCTATGGTCTTCTAAGGGATAGTATATCACATCACATAAAAAAAGCAACTAGGAGGTGGTTGCATGGGTATGGAGTCTGTCTATAAATTGTCGGTACTTCTTAACGTAGTAGACAACCTGTCCGGGCAGATGAACACGATACAGGGAAATGTATCCGGAAGCATCCAAAAGCTTGACTCAGCCTTCGGAACCATGCAGAAAGCCGGGGCAGCTCTGACGGGAGTTGGTGGAGCTATTCTCGGAGTAGGAACCAAGTTGGTGACATCCACCTTCGATACACAGAATGCACTCGGAGAACTGTCATCACTGGGAGTTAAAGACCTGAAGGCGGTAGAAAATGCAGCAAAGAGCTTCTCAGACACATGGGCAGGAACGAGCAAAGCTGACTTCATCACAGCATCTTATGATATTAAGTCAGGTATAGCATCGTTGACGGATGAGGGTGTGGCTCAGTTCACACAGTTGGCAGCCTTGACAGGTAAAGCCACCAAGTCCACCACAGAGGAGATGGGCTCACTGTTTGCTACAGGATACGGTATCTACAAGGGTGCCTATGATGACCTGTCAGACCTTGAGTTCGGTGAGATGTTCTCCGCAGGAATCGCTACGGCGGTTAAGAATTACAAGACATCAGGTTCGGAGATGGCGAGTGCGATCAGTGCGTTGGGAGCTACGGCAACGAATAACAACGTGCCACTTGAGGAACAGCTCGCTATCCTTGGACAGTTACAGACAACCATGTCGGGCTCTGAAGCCGCGACAAAGTACAAGTCCTTCCTGAATCAGGCAACGAAAGCAGGAGAGGCACTCGGATTGCAGTTGACGGATGATAACAACCGACTGCTCTCCACACCGGAAATCCTCGAAAAACTGAAAGGAAAGTACGGAGAAACCATAGACGCAGTAGAGAAGAAAGAGCTGAAGGATGCCTTCGGAACAGATGAGGCGGTTGCCATGATCGACCTTCTCTACAACAACGTGGACTCCCTGACAACCGGAGTGGATGACTTATCGGCATCCATGAAGCAGGGGTCATCAGTCACAAAAGAGATGGCAGAAGCCATCAACAACACGCCCGAGCAGAAGTTCCAAGTGCTAAAGCAACAGATACATAACAATGCTGAGGAACTTGGAAACGGACTACTTCCTGCGGTCAATGACACAATGGATAAGGTGAGCGGTCTGATCAAGCGCGGAGGCGAGTGGATAAGCAACAACCAACAGACGGTACAGACCATCATGAATATAGCGTTGAAACTTGGAGTATTCCTTGTAGTAGCCGGAAGCGTGATGGGAATAGTGGGAAGCCTCGGCAAGCTTTTCTTGTCGATGAAGAACACGATCGGGATAGTGAAGACCGCGGTGATGGGACTCAACACAGCATTCCTTGCATCGCCCGTGACATGGGTCATTGCCGGGATAGTTGCCCTGATAGCGATATTCGTTGTCCTATGGAACAAGTCGGAAGCCTTCCGAAACTTTTGGAAGGGACTATTCGCACAGGTTCAAAATGCAGTACAACAAGCATGGACGAGCATACAGCCTGCGCTACAGAAACTCGGACAGAAGCTGACCGAACTATGGCAGG